GTCCATTAACATACGATATGCTTAGTGAGTAATCAGCTCCACCATATCGATAACTCATCGACGAATTTGATCCTACAACAATAAATAGTTGATTGGTTGGTAGACTGACAATCGTTGTGTTTTCAATCACGATATAAAGAATACTTTTCATTAAAGCATATGAATTTACATCACCAAATCTATATACACCGTTGCTAAGTTTTGTTAATCCAAGTTGCTGAGGATAGTAGAAATCTTTTAGTTTTGATTCAAGTTCTTCAACTCTTACACGATCCGATGAGATCATCTGTCTTTCAAACTCGTTAATGTGGTTAACTGAAGTAGTTGTTTTTGAATAAGCTGCCAAAGCATACTCATATAACCCTTCTGTAATTTGAAGGTTGGCTTGTGTAAGCACAGGAGGTTAACTGAAGTAGTTGTTTTTGAGTAAGCTGCCAAAGCATACTCATATAACCCTTCTGTAATTTGAAGGTTGGCTTGTGTAAGCACAGGATAAGTACCAACCGCTTCTTTGATGTAAATACTCACTGTATTCGTTTGTGTATCAACACCAAGTACAACATATCCATACTTACTTGAATCCGGTGTTACAGACACCGTTGTCTGATTTTCGATATAGATAATTCGTCCGTAAACTGAAACATAGCCATCTAAAAATGTAATCGTGTTGTTAGCTAAGGTATAACTGCACTGCGATTTCACGTTTTTCAGAATACCAACATCACTTGAAAATAAAAAATGATACAAATCTGCATCAATTTTTGATGTGACGTTTGCACCATCAAAGGTTACTTTTTGAATTCCCATTTAGAATTCACCTCCATCGAGATCTGTGATCCCTGTTGTTTGTATAGAAACATGACCAGTAGCTGAACTTACGCTCTTATTCAATAGCTGAATCTTCTCGGTCAACTTAATGCGATATTCACCTAGTGTCATGGTTGCTTGATGAAATCCATTGTTAAATTTGATGCTTGTAACTACCGAATCATAAATTTGATCATTGTTCATGAACTCGATAAAATCGCCTAGTTCGATGTTTTTCATCGGCTGTATGACGTCATTATCAGATTTAATCGTGAATGTAATATTATGGTCTAGTTTCGATGTGATCATCTCTGATCTGGCTTTGGTTTGAAGAGATGGATAGTCACTATCAGTATAAAAGGATGCTTTTGGTTTGACACTCTGATAGCGATTCAGATGATTGATATCTTGAGTCAACTCACCATTTTTAAGTAAAAAATACTCGATGGTTGATTTATATAAGATATTTTCACTCTTTGGATAATAGGTGAGTTTATTCACCATTTGACTGGAACTGTCATTGACTACCAAATCCTGAATCGCTTGATAGTTGTTTTTGAGTTTGATTCCCCGTTGCACTTCACTGATTCGAAAGATGATGCCCGTTACCCTTCCTCTTAAATACACTGCATCAGAGGTTAGCCTTAAACCATATGATTTAGTGATAAGTTCCATGAGTGATGCCAATGACATGATTTTATCTACCTCGAATGATAAATCGCCTTGTACACTTGCATCTCGTTGTATGGAAAGGTAACTCAGGTTTTGCAATGCATCATCGCTTTCCTTAAAATGACTTAATAACACATTTTCGAGATATAACCCTAAATCACCTGTAAAACTTTGAACTGGAACGCCAATTGAAAACATTTCTTTAAAATCTAGCACATGAACTGATATCCGGTGCTTGTCTGCTACTTCTAACCGTTCTACAATACCGATAAAGTGAATAGGTGCATCCTTTAAGATGACAATATCCCCAATGGATGCATTGAGCTTTGTTTTGTTTATTGTAAAGGTTGATTTTTGAATGATGACTAAATCAAGTATGATTTCAAAATCCTTATCGACATAGCCATAGTCTTTATAGGCAAGGTTTAGTCTATCGAGGAATACAAGTTGCATACCTATACCCCCAGATACCCTTCAAGTAATGTGATGCGACACGTGGTAAGACTAGCGACTCCTGGTTTGAATTCCACTTCATATTCTCCTGGTTCAACAAAGAGAAAATTTTCACACGTGAAATCCTGTGAACCATAGATAGATGTAATTTCACCATTATCAATTTGACGAATGTGTATTCTTCCTTCAAAGAAAGCAGAATACCGATAAGGATAACTATATGTATATCGTTTCCCGACTGTATCTTCATTGACATTAACTGTATAAAGTTGATTCTTTAACCACAAAGATAACTTTTGAAAGATAACCTGGCTCTGTAATGCTCCAGCGACAAGCTCTTGTTTGGATATCGATTTGATATCTACAAAACAAAAAGCGGAATCATCCGCTTCGTAGTATAGTTTGAGTTCTTTCTCTCCAAGTTTCAGATAGTTCATCAATTCGGTATATCCTGGATATCCTTTGAGAAATGTTAGGGTTGCTTGAATCTCCGTTAGTCCTTGTGACTGATCTACACGATCATAAAATGTTTCATACTTAAGGTAAGTCATTTCTTGTGAAAACCCTAGTCCACTTATCGCATGGATTAAGCAACCGGTACAGTAATCAAAATAAAACTTATTTCCAGATGGATTTTCAAGATAGATTTTTCGAATCATATCACACTACCTCCAAGAGCTCTGTTGATGGAATCGATATCGAAGGTTGGTGATGTGGTATTGATAGTGATATTATTTGTATTCGTGTTTGAACGATTCAGGTTACTTGTTGAGCTTACACTTTGTGTTTGTTTTAAGTTAAACTTATCGCCAAACCAACCGCCAATTTTACCAAAGAAACCGCCAACTTTATCTGCAGCATTACCGACAAAATCACCGACACCTTTCGCCAAATTTGAAGCAAACTCACCGATGTTTCCCGTAATGCTTCCAACCATATCGCCAAAGTTACCTGCGATATCACCCATCTTTGAACCTAAGTCACCAATCCACCCGAATATTTGAGTTAGAAATTCGACAATCTTTTGAACCACCGCCATGACAGGTTCTAGTACCTTTTGAAGCACTTTGATGGCGGGAACTAAAATGGCTTGGAGTACTTTCCCAATAATCTCAATCAGAGGTGCAACCATCTCTAATAATTCTGCGATGAACTCGATTTGAGTCATCAATGGCACCAATAATACTTCAATAATGGGAACTAACATTTCGACAAGCATGATGATTAATTCGATTAAAGCATCAAGAATCGGTGTTAGTGCAGTCATTAAACTATCCACGATCGTCATAATCGGTGGCAACAACAGCATTAAGGTCTCACCAAGTCTAGCTAGTAATGCTCGAAACTCTTCGCTTTGAAATAGTGCCATAGCAATAATCGCTATGAGCGCGCCGAACCCAAGTGTAGCAAAGTTTAATCCAGCTCCTGCAAAAAGACCTGAAGTACCTACTGCTTTTAGTGCAGTTGACACAATATTTAAAATAGGTCCTACTTTTCCGATGATGGAAAGTACTGGACCTATCGCTGTTATCACCGCACCAAGTGTGAGGATGATTTGTTTTGTTCCTGTATCAAGATTACTCCATTTCTCAGTCCAACTTTTAATCGTTGGAATGATTTCATCTCTAACCTTATGAAGCATGGCTTGCATAATCGGTAATACTTGAACTGAAATATCCATCGCAAGACTTCCAAGTGCTTGTTTGGTTTGGTCTACTGTATCGTTAAACTCCCCAGAAATTGCAGCTTGTTCATTCGTGATAATACCTAGCTCTCTGACTTCTTGTCTGAGTGAATTTACTGCAGATTCTTCTTGTGACAGCATCGGTAGTATTTCAGTACCAATTTTGTCCCCAAAGAACTCATTCGCTATACCTACTCTTAGGGCTTCATCTTCAACACCAGAGAGTGCATTTCGAATTAAATTAAATGCTTGATCAGCATTAAGCCCTTTGAGATCCTCAACAGTTAGTCCAATTTGAGCTAGGCTTTCAGATACCTTGTCACCGTTACCTGTAGCGATATCTCCAAGTATTCCATTGACCTTGATAAAGGCCTTGTTAAGGCTTTCTGTCGAACTTCCTGATATCTTGGCAACGTAGTTCCACTCTTGTAAACTCTCGGCACTTAGGCCAAGTTTTGCGGCTGTATCGGCAATTTCATCAGCTGTGTTTGCTGTCTTTACTGCAAGTGCACCAAGAGCAGATATAGCTCCAAGGACAGGTACAGTGACTGATTTGGTTAGTGTTGAACCTAACTTCCCAATCTTCTCAAAGTTCGCATTGGATAAGTCTGTAATTTTACCTTTTGTATTTTGGAGTTCTTTATTGAGTTTAGATACTTCAGCTTCTGTGTAGGAAACATTACGTGCTAGTTTGTTAAACTCAGTTTCACTCATTTCACCAAGTTTGACTGCTTG